TCTAACGTGTGTATACCATGTGTATTCTGTATACCAACATTACCGTTCGTAATCAAAGCTGGACCATTTGCATAGTTAAACTGAACTGTTCTAGAAGCGGTTGTATTACCTTGTAAAACGATATTGTTTAAATTCAAGTTTGATAAAAAGTAACTATCACCGTGGTAAAATGCCGCACTTACGTTACCCGTGGTACTAAATGTGTTTATGGATGCAGTTGGGTGTCGTAAAAACGTATTCGAACCTAAACTTAAACCTGTTATGATTGGATTATCGTTAGATAAACCAATACGACTTAAAGTGATAGAATCTGTATTTATTCTACCCGAAACTTGAATTTTATTATCTGCATTAGAATCTATTAAAATAGAAGGTCCCACGCGTACTTCACCATCTTTGGTTACGTGAAATTGTGAACCTACATCGAGTGCGTGTGTAGGACTTGTATTATGTATACCGACATTACCAGTTGTTACAAACGCGGTCGTATCATTTATAAAACGAACCGTATTTGATGTAACGTTATCATTATTCGTTACAAATTCTAAGTTCATGGAAAAAATATCATCTGAAGTTACATTTGAATCTAAAACTTCTTTTGTGGTTCGGTTATACGTTAAAATCTTAACATCGGGATTTCTTATATCTTCCGAACGTAAAGGTGTCATGTAAATACTCCCTGGAACCGATGTATCTATAGCTGCATTTGAAGCATTGAATACGATCGTGTTTTCGCCCTGGTCGTCCGTAGCGTATTTACCAAACCGGATTTTGGTAGACCGCTCGATGGTCGGTATGTTTTTAACCATTTAATATAGGTACGTATTTTAATTTGCGTAGATGAGACCAGCCATACCATTTTCGATACGAAGTATGTTATAGTTTACTGCGTATATCGGGTCTGAAATGACCATGGACTGACTCACGACCTTTGCTGAATCTAAACGACTAAAATTGAGTGTTCCTGTCGGTTGGAGTGAACTCGTTGATAAACAAAAACAGTATAAGAAAAAATCAGGTGAAGTGACAAAGTTTGTGTGGTAATAGTTCATAACGTCTATGAAATGTGGTTTTGCCCACTTGAAATTACCAATATCTAAACCGTTTATTTCAATTTTAATTTTATTGGTTGTAGACGTTAAAGCACCTTCGGTTGTTGTATCTGAAGATGCGAGATACTTAACTGGGTGGTTAAACGTCAGTTCTTGAACAAGTTCATTTGATGGAATACTTTTTTGAACCTGTGTTATGATTAGATTGTGATTACGAGAAACGAGGTTACCACGCTCTTCGTTATCTAAATAATAATAGTTTGAATAACACTCAAAATTATAATTACCAGCATCTGGACCCCAGTGTATACGTAATTCGACGTTATGGTACTGTAAAGCGACTATGGGTAAAGCACATTGTGGACCTTCACAGAAGAAGAATCTAAATGGATAAAAATACGAACGTGCACTTATACCCGGGTGTGTACCATTCGCACTTTTTGAGACGTTCGTTGCAAATGTATCAATAGCTATTTTTTCGGTAAATATGGCGTCTTGCGTATCTATGACCTGACCACCAATAAGAAGTTCAACTTTATCGATAAGTGTATCCCATCTCTGAATATCAAGTGCCTGTGTATTATTATCTATAGTGAGGTACGTGTACCCTAATAAATCGCCCGTTCGATCAAATCGAATGGATGACATGGAATTGCCTTTCACAGACCCTTGTATCGTCTGTTTTTCTACGGACTGTGAAAAGTTAGAATGCCTTTTAAACGTTGATGTAAAAAAAGAAATTTCTGGTTCACCCATGATGTGTTCGTCTTGAGCGCCAATCGCAATGAGTTGAACAATACCAGAAGACATTTTATAATAAGAAAAGGTTAAAAATATGCGCTATTTACCACTCTCCTGGAATGGTAAATTTTTTTGTTTACACACGAATCTAAAAATAAAAAAGTTATCATCAGTACCCGATATAGTATCGCCGTCTTGATTTAATAAACGAATTGTTAATCTATCTATTTTTCGTATAGGCGTCGAATATTGTTGTACGACTGGGTAATTATCTTTAAAAATAATTTGTGATACTGCACCACCACCACTTATCAAACTCCCAAACGAATTATTTACTTTTGATAAACTCGCTTGACCCTCGTATCCATATACGTTCGATGTTCTCTGGGTGTAATTTGTATCGAGTTCGTTTATTGAAATGTAACATACATTAGAACCTGTGGTTGTGATTTGTGCAGCATTAAGTCTTACTTGAACGACATTTTCGAGTGTTTGCTGAAGATGAACCGTGAACGTATTTTTACTCGCCTGACCTATGGTATCAACCGTAATCGTATGATATTCATGTTCAAAATCAGGTAAAGTAGATTGACTAGTCACTAAAGCCATTTATATATACTGGAGATTTTACTTCATCTTATAACTCGCTTGTTCTCGTACAAGTTTTTGGCCGTCACAAACACCGCCTTTACTGTCGGAATAGTAGGCACTACCTAAACATTCTTCGGTCGATGGAATATCAAAGAGTGAACCCGTATTAATCGTTTCGATTTCGACCTCTTTACCCTGGTACCCACTGGTACGCAACATGGCGAGAACACATAATAAAGCGATGACAATGACAATGGCCCTGATCGTATTTCTATTTGTAGCGTTAAGTTTCATTTATATTGAAACAACATTTTTTATAAAGTGCGTTAAAGAGAATAGAATAGTTTCAACATAAAGAGTAATGGACGGTGAAATTATTCTTGATCGTAGAGATACTAATGTTATGAAACTTGATGATAACGAACAGGCTTTGATGAACGAAATTGAAATTGAAGTTCCTCGACCTCGACAAAGACCCCAGCCTGTAAAAAAACAAGTTTCACAAATGAAAACCCAATTTACAGCACCACAACCACAAGTTTTCCAGGAAGATATTGATTCTTTTGCGAACCCAAACAAGCAGACACAACCATCTGCGCCTCCACCAGAGGCACCCGTTGATTATGGTGAATACGACGACGACGAACCCGATATGGATTATGGTACTGGGTACGCGATGGAAGAGGAAGAAAAACCATCACCTGGGTTTAAAACAATTGATGAAGAAAAGGCGGATCTTGTAAACAAACTTGGTCGCTTGGAAAAAAAGGGGTTTACTGTGAACAAACGTTTAAATGCCTATTCCCCTATAGACGAACTTAGAAGTGAAGTAAAACGAATAACGTATAGTATAGATGTAGATAAATCTATTAAATTTTCGAGACGTATGCTTATTGCGTGTACAACTGGTCTTGAGTTTATGAACAAAAAGTATAACCCATTTGAAATTCAACTCGACGGTTGGTCTGAAAACGTTATGGAAAACGTGGACGATTACGATGAAGTGTTTGAGGAGTTATATGTAAAATATAGATCTAAAATGCACGTTGCCCCAGAAATTAAACTCATTATGATGCTTGGTGGTTCAGCAATGATGTTCCATTTGACGAATAGTATGTTTAAATCGGTCATGCCAAACATGAACGATGTGATTAAACAAAACCCAGGACTTGTTCAGAATATGATGACGGCGGTACAGAATACGGTTCCAAAATCTCAACAACAGGGTACACCCGAAAACGGTGAGCGACACGAAATGCAGGGACCAGGGTTCGACATTTCGAGTCTCATGGGTAACATTATGATGCCACCAACACCACCCATGAACACGACGAGTATTAAACCACAGGAACCACCGAGTGTAGATGATGACGACGACGATGATATTTCGGATATCGCCGAGGCACCAGATACAGGTGAAGGCGAAGACGGTGATGTTCGTGAAGTGAAAGTTACTCAGTCCAAGGGTAAACGTGGACGAAAGAAAAAATCGGTCGAAATTAATTTGTAAAATATAGTATATGATAGGGTATTGTCCTTTAGACGAAGATCCTATTGAAAGACCGAGACCTTCACGAGAAGTATCAGTCCCAGTCCAGGAGAAACGGAAAATTTCTACTGGTGAGGAGGATACCGAGTGTAATTACGTTGTTTTGTTCTTTATTGCGGGTGTTATTGCCCTCGCGATAATGGATTCACTTCCACGAAAGTAAAGTAAAAAACTTTCTACCATTGTGACTTTTTCCAGAATGGTAAATTAAATACGTTTTACGAAAATGGGTTCATAATAGTTAATATTGTTTTGTATTCGTTCGATATGTTTTTTCGATGGAACTTCACGTTCTATTAAATATAAATCTGTAGCCAGTTCTTTGGATGTAATTATATTTTGTTCGCGTCGTAATGTTTTATTGTTCACTATAGTGTCTATAAATACTGATATTATTTTACAATTCATATTACCATTTTCTATATAATCATCGGGTGAATACCAAAAAGTACCATCTTCTTTATACGGTATATAACATTTCATATCAATGAATAAATCTAGGTCGTGACCAATTTGCATAGCATATATCATAAAATCGCGTATTTTTAATAATTTATCTATATCATTTTCGGATAATAATGGATCACTGAGTATGATGTCTATGTCCCATGTTTCTTCTTGATTTTCGATAAATTTACCACATACATACATGTTTGTATCTACGGGTGTACTATACTTATTCAATTCTGTTAACCATATATTGTACATATCTTGTGTGGGTCTTTTCCATGGTTTATCTGTGTATATAGGACCTCTTTTACACGTTTCTATCTTTTTACCAAGACTATATGGTACATTTGTCATTATATTATATTATATTATATAAATAAATGTCGGTTGGTTCTTCACCAGATTTATATAATATATTAAACACTATACTTCAAGATACAGAACCTCATAGCATGTCTGAGTTATATAGTATATCTTTTACAGATGGAAGTTCAACACCTTCATCTGGTGAAATTAGTTTGAGTAGTTTTGTGAATAAAACTATTAACACTGGTGGTGCTGGTGGTGGCGGAGGTAGTTAATTTCTTTTTCAAGTGTTTTTATTTTCGAGTTAAGTTCTTTTATAGCTTCTACAAATATACCTGCCATGTTCCCATACGCTATACCATACCCTAATTCTTCTGAACCAGATACAGCTTCCGGTAATACTTCGAGTAATTCCTGGGCAACTAAACCCGTGTATGCTATACCATCTTTTTCATACGTGTACCCATTTATTTTTTCTATTTTAGAAACTGAATCTTCTATAGTTTTAAGATTTTTCTTATTTCTCACGTCGGAATATGCAGTAACGTTTCCAGATGC